CCGCGGAAGGTATTGGCGGAGTCATAGCCACACCCAATGGTGAAGAATATTCTCATATTACCACTGCTGTTTCTCTACAAACAATCATCAATGGAGACACTATTGTGAGGCTTGATTATGCGAATTTTTTAGAGTATATAAGCACCGCTATTATAGCCTTTATTCTAATTTTAAGCGCCGCTTACGCCCCATACTGGCTGATAGGCACCCTACTACTACTAATTTATTCTGGGTCGGCATACGCCAGTTATTTTGCATTCACTAGGCACCTACAACTGTGGGATATCAGTTGGTTATATTTGGTTATTACCATTACCAGTTTCCACGCCATTTTCAATCGTTTCGTAAAAGAATTTTTCCAAAAGCAACAGATCAAGAAACAGTTCGAACACTACCTGGCACCTGCCATGGTCAAGAAACTACAGAAGGATCCCGGTTTGTTAAAATTGGGTGGTGAAACCAAAACAATGACATTTATGTTTTCGGACATACGTGGCTTCACTCCCATCAGTGAAAAGTACAAAGGAAATCCTGAAGGCCTAACAAAACTGATAAACAGGTTCCTAACACGTATGACGGATATCATAATAAAGAACGGTGGAACCATAGACAAGTTCATGGGCGACTGCATAATGGCATTCTGGAACGCACCCATAGACGATGGCGAACACGAGGAACACGCAGTACAGGCCGCACTCGAGATGCAGGCGGAATTGAAACTGTTGAATCAAGAACTCACAGCAGAAGGACTTCCGAACATCAACATAGGAATAGGTATCAACACAGGTGAGGCACTTGTGGGCAATATGGGATCCAATCAGAGGTTCGATTACTCGGTGATAGGTGATGCTGTGAATCTGGCATCAAGATTGGAAAGTAGCAGTAAGACCCTGGGCAAGACACTTGTGATAGGTGAGGACACGGTCAAGGCCGTGAAATACAATTACAATTTTGACTATGTTGATGAGATAACTGTAAAAGGCAAATCAGAGGCAGTTAAAGTGTACACTATTTCTTAGTGTCACCAGTGCTATCAAAACTCTCAGATTTACTCTTGTACTTGGCCAGTATCTCGTCCAGTTCGTCCGAACGTCCGGACTTGATGATCTCTTCCTTGTACTCCAGCACCATGGCCAGTTTGGTGTTGAGTCGGATCATGTCATTGTCCAGCATTCGCACACGATCGACCAGTTTGATCAGAGTCGATGAGGCACTGCCCAGCACGGGTTTGATCTCTTCCGTGACCCATTTCCATATGTAGAAAACAAAGTAGCCTAGTCCCATGGCGGCCACTATAGGAAAGCCAAAGTCTTTGATGAGTTGTGCTATGTCCATAACCTAATCTCTCCTCGCATCTTCCTTGCCCTCATTGGCGGCTATACGTTCCACGTTGGGTCTGATCTTTAACACGTGACTCAATAGAGCGTCAATCTTGACCAGGTCGTTGTTCATGGTCTGCACCCTGTTGTCCAGGGCACCTATTATGGCTTTCAGGCTGTTGACACTTCCTGTTACCGATGCCAGGATGAATTTCAAAGTAACGAACACAAACAGGCCCGCGGCTATGGCACCCGCTATTGGAAAACCCACTTCTGCTACCAACGTGATAAAGTTCATAATCTGTGTGTATTTACCAGAATTAAGATGTGCTCGTTTAATGGATGCAGACACATCTTAAATACTTTATATGAAATTTGTTTTGGTAATAATATTCTGTACTCAAGGCATCTGCCAGACCCTATACGGACCAGATGGTTACGATACCTATAATCAATGCGAGATTGATTCCAAGTTAATGGTGGAAAACGTGTCCAGAGATTTTCCGGAAAGTTATGGCCAAACATACTGCATGGACAAAAAAGAGTTCGAGGATCTTGTTAACCAATCCGCTGGTGAACAAATCTAATTGACTTACCTATCCATTGTGCTATAATTAACACAATGTCAATAAATTCTTATAGTGGGTTCCAACCCTTGAAAGAAATATGGTTGGGTGATTGTTACCCGAAATCTTTCTACGACGATCTGGAAAGTGATACGAGAGACGCTTTCCACACAATAACCGAAATGACCAAGAAAGATCTCAATGGCATAGAGAAAAAATTGCAGGAATTTGGTGTTACCGTGAGAAGACCTGAATTCGACAGCGACCCTAACATCTATACCAATAGCAAAGGATATCTAATGAAGCCACCTATTGTGCCTCGTGATGAAAATATAACTCTGGGAGACACTTTTTATCATTTACGGAATTACTACAAGAAAGACCCATGGCAGTCGCATCTTGATAAACTTAAATAGCAAGGCAAAGTGGTTGAGGCCAACGATGGAGGCCTTGCCTGTCTAAACACGCCATCTATTGTGAGACTGGGCAGAGACATTGTGGTTGATTGGGGACCGCACAAGGATTGGTGGCATCTAGTTGAACCCATCATAAAGGAATGGTCAAAAAATTTTAGGATACAGGTCAATAAAAAGAACACAGACACGTATGGACACAGCGATGGAATTTTTTGCCCTGTTGCTCCTGGAGTCATTGTGTCCACTTTCTACAACAAAGAATACTCTCGGACTTTTCCCAATTGGGACATATACTATTTAGACGAACCCACAATGGCCGATTTCAACTGCAACTGGTTCATAGATGACGAGGAAATCATGAAGAACGCCAAGTTCAACAGTCATCTAGAAAAATTTGCCAGAGACTGGGTGGGTGATATACGTGAAACAGTTTTTGAAGTCAATATGTTGGTCATAGATGAGAAAAATGTATTGGCAATTGCTCACAATGAAAAGTTATTTGATTGGCTATCAAAAAAAGGAATTAATGTGCATCTGGTAGATTTCAAGACAAGAAGTTTTTGGGACGGAGGCCTACACTGCATAACCTGTGACATAGAAAGGGAAGGCGGAAAGCAAAACTATTTTCCTGAAAGAACAAATTCAAACTATATGGAGTACATAAACTAATGGCAATCCACGCTATGATAGACCTAGAAACACTGAGCACTCGACCGGATGCTGTGATACTTTCTCTGGGAGCAATCAAGTTTGATCCCTATACCAATAAAGAACCCTATGATCCATTGTATTTCAAAGTGGATGTTGATTCTCAGACCGAAAAGGGCAGACACGTGATGCAGGAAACCCTGGATTGGTGGGCAACACAGCCGGAACACATAAGAGAAGATGCCCTTGGAGAATCTGACAGGATCAGTCTCGATGATACCATAAAGGCAATCAACAAATGGAGTGTTGGCGTTGACGTTTTTTGGTGTCAAGGTCCGTTGTTTGATTATGCTATTTTACAAGATCTCTACGCACAAATGGAGAAACCTGTTCCATGGCAATATTGGGCCATCAGAGACTCACGAACATTGTTCTCACTTTTCAAGGAGACAGAGGTCGCCAAAGTTGACGCCCACAATGCCTTGGCAGACTGTGACTATCAGGCTAAAAAAGTACAAAGGTATTACAAAAAACTAGGTCTCACAAAATGAAATTTGATGGTATACTGGCAATAGATTGTTGGTGGAACCTGCCCGACATCGTGATTGATAACATAAAGAAAATACAGGCAGATAGAAAATTTTTGGTCAACACTGAGAATCAAGATAACAACGAAAAATTCAAGGACTGGCAGATATGCAATGATCCAAATGCTTTTTTTGAAATACTTAATAATCACAAAAGAGAGCATAAACAAGTGCAGAAATGGCTCATAGTAGGACAAGGTTGGATGTGTGGAACACACAACGAGGTATTGGGTATTGATCGATTGAAAAAATTTGTTCCTGGACTAGTGAAATTGTACACACACAAAGACCTTTTGGCATTGGGCACCCAGCATCTCGATAGAACCTGCACAGATGCCGACATAAAGCAGGATGGAAACAATTGGAAGAAAGTGGATGGAGGATTTCATGAACTCTCCTAGTTGGCACAGCATAGAAGATTTTTACGACATATCCAAGGGTTACAAGATCACGCACAAGAAAAAAACGCAAAATAAATTTATCAGGTTAAGTTGTGTATACCTTGTGTCAATTGGAGGCACAGTCGTACACGTTGGCAGGTCGGACACCTGCAGAAAGCACGGAGGTGCGGAGAAGGTTCGTAAGGCTATAGTCAATTTGCTGAATACCAACCAATACAATCCCAGCGTGTCCAAAACCAAGTATTGGGAACGAATTAGGTTGAAATACAGGCCTAATTCAAGTAACATAAAGATTGGAATTATCGAAACCAAAAATGTTGAAAAAATTTATACCCAAGAATCTAAGAAAGCCAATAACATCATATAAGGAAAGCAGTTGGGTGGCCAACGGAAAACCCTTGTGGGAAAATGATCATTTGGCAGTATGGGCAGATATGTTTCCTGTAACTCCGGGACACACTTTGTTTATTCCAAAAAAGGATGATGTCGAAACTGTGCAGACAGCATATGGTTGTGCATATGGTTGGGCCAAGGAGAGAGTTGGAAAAGGAGAATGGCAAGGATTCAATATAGGACAAAACATAGGACTCTGTGCCGGACAAACGGTGATGTGGCCACACATACACGTCATACCAAGGTTCGAGAACGACGTCAGAGGCAAAAAAGTTGGTGGCATACGACAATGCTATCCAGATGGTGACCATAAGGAATATTACTGATGCCTAAAAAAACAAAAAGGAAACACAAGGAGACAACAGGTCCTTTGTATGTTTCTCCCGATGGTGGCCACACCATATATGAGCAGAAAGCCAATGGTGAAAAGGTTTTGATCGAACAAGACGATTTCGCCAAAGATCAAGAGGAAATTGTCGAGGACGAAGAAATGATAGGACAAGACGCACTAGATCTACGCAGGAAATATCCAGCATTGAAAAAAGCCTGGGAAAATTACAAAACAATATTCAAGATGGTTGCTAATGACTAAATTTGTCAGCATCATAGGGAACGGTGAATCAAGACTGGGATTTGATCTCGCACCTTTAAAAAAAATATCCACAGTGGTTGGGTGTAATGCTCAATTCAGAGATTATGTCTTTGATTATTTTGTATGTTGCGACAAACATATGTGTCAGGAAGCCGCAAACACTGTAGGCAAAAATACCACCGTCTATACAAGAAAGAATTGGGCTTCGCAATTTGCGATGTGGCAAAACGTCAAGTCCTTGCCTGACCTTCCGTACGAGGGAGACCAAAGGCAGGACGAGCCATTCCACTGGGGCACCGGGCCATACGCAGGAGTTGTTGCTCTTGAATTCAAACCAAAGGCAATATTCATGTTGGGTTTTGACCTACACCCTTTGGAAAAAGGAAAAATAAACAATGTTTACAAGGACACCACTGGCTACACCTACATAAAAAGACCAGTTGATCCTAGATACTGGATACATCAATTCAATAAACTATTCGAACTCAACAACACAAGATGGATCATCGTGAATCAGGAAGGATGGGAGATGCCAAAGGAATGGAGTGTTCATAAAAATGTATTCTTTGAAACGTACCAAGGCATGAATAAATTTATTCAAAAGCAGTTGACACAATCTAAATAGATTATAAAATTATAATATGAAGACGAAAGATAAAAAAAGTATAAACTGTATACAAGACGTTGTGGAGTATATGCTTCATGCCATGAGCAAGAACGGCTTGGACACCACTAAAATAAGCAAGTTACCAGAATTCCTTATAATTGTAGATATGCTTAAGGCCATAATTGACAATGATCTCGATATTCCAAACGAACTTTCACAAAAAATAGACAGCATCAAAAAAGAATTAGACATTGACAACGACACACCAATAACTATACACTAAACATATGACACATTATTCAACAAAAACTTATGGACACAATATAGGATTATCGGCAGTATTCAGGCAACCCAATGCCGACCACTCGCACTGTCATCTGCTACACGGTTACAGTCTAGCATTCAAGTTTACATTTGGTTGTGATGAACTGGACAACAAAAACTGGGCGGTTGACTTTGGTGGATTGAAACCATTGAAGAAGTGGTTGGAGGATCACTTCGATCATAAACTAGCATTGGACAAAAATGACCCACATCTTGAAAAGTTCAGAGAACTAGAAAAATTGGATCTTGCTGAGATAAGAATATTTGATGGTGTGGGTGCCGAAAAGTTCGCGGAACACGCCTTTAATTTTGCCGATGAACTGATTCGACAAAAAACAAACAATAGATGTTTTGTTGTTAGTGTAGAGTGTATGGAACACGGAGCGAACAGTGCCATCTACTCTAAAAAGTAAAATAGAAGTCGAACTAGACAACATCACTTATTACATCGATATCTACAACAATTCATTGACAGATAGATGGCTGTCATCACTTGAAAGAAATCTAGCAAATAAACTGATCCTTGAAAAAAATTTCTGTTTTCTAGGATTTCCCAATTCTGCCAGGAACATTGATTTTCTTTGCGGAGAACTAAATGAAATATCACAGACGATCAATGAATTCGAATTTAGCCCCGAGTACAAAGTCAAACAAGATTATACCAAAAAGGATTTTCAGAATTTTGATCTAGGGTTAAATCATGACACCTGCAATCTGTTACACAGATATTTTGAGGACCTGCAAGGCACAGCCTGGAAACTTTCGGAATACTACAAGCAGGCAGACTATGACACAAAATATGCGATACGGCAGTTGAATAATCTTTGCCACGAAATAGAAAGTTGGGTATTGGCGTACCGTAAACAGGTGCTTGATCCAGATTGGATAAGACCTTCTCAGATCACTACATTTTTGAACGCTCCAAGAAAAGAACTCGCAGACGAGGATTTTGAACTGTTCAAGAAAAACAGGTACGACAGAGAATTTGGAGGTGTTTACCTACACTGGAGCCAGGTGGGCAAAACACTTTTTGAAGTTTTTAGAGACGAGGATGGAAAGAAACTTGACGATGCCACCTGCTCTGCAATCAACCATCAGAAATACTTCTCCGGCGAGTTTGATGTGGAATGGGGCAACACCATCAACGAAAGCAACGCATTCAAAAAAAAAGAAATGGATAATTTTAGAGAATGGCTGTCCTTAAATAATTTTGATTGGGAAGATCCAAAACTTGCTTTGGGTTATATAAAACTGGGTCAAGTGGATCTTGACAAAAGTTTTGGGTCGGATAGATTCCAAGACGTCTTGAAAACACTAGGAAATAATCTCAATATCAAATCAATAAAGATCAAAAACGGACTTTCCAGTCATTTTGATTATCGCTTGGGAGACAAAAATTGGATAACTATTCAAAAACAATTTCTTAAACCGGGTTACGATTGGAGCAGTAAAAATGGATAGGCATATTTTTTGTGTAAAATGGGGCAACAAGTATGTGAGTAAGTATGTCAATGTTTTATACAATATGTGCAGACGTAATCTCACTTTACCACACCAATTTCATTGCATAACTGAAAGTCCTCACGAATTAGATCCCGGCATCAACGTGATCAATCTACCAAATCTACCAGGCATAAAGACCTGGTGGTCAAAATTATATATGTTCCATCCGGAAATTCCTGTAAAAGGCACAATACTCTTTTTTGATCTAGATGTCATTGTGTTTAGAAACATTGATTGTTTGTTTGAACACAAACCGGGCACATTCCAAATTATACGTGATTTCAATCGTTGCAGAGTGAAAGATTGGAGCCTATCGAATTCGTCTGTTATGAGATGGGAAAAAGGAAAATTGGATTATCTATGGAATGATTTCCAACAAAATACAACATCGATTCTTCAGTCCAACCATGGAGACCAAGATTTTATCACCAAGAGAGCAAAAGATGATATCAATCATTGGCCCGACGACTGGATAAGATCATATAAATGGGAAATGATGGGCAGGAAAGATACCAAGGTCAGACATGGTGCCAAACACGTTTTCCAACATCCGCCTACTATTACCGAAGACAACAAGGTAGCGGTGTTCCATGGTGAACCAAAACCGTTTAATTGTGGCGATGAATTCGTGATTGACAATTGGAAATAATCTGTTACACTTTATATTATGCGTATAGGTTTCTGTTGTAAATGGCTCAACGACAAGTCCGAATTTGGTGGAATGAAGGTGAACGCCAAGGACAGGGATCTCAATGGCAGGTCAACCACGATGCGTTGGTTGAGGGAACACCCAGAAGATGCCGAACAGCGACAGTGGGACATAATGAATCACAATGCCGCGGCCGCTGTTAGAATGATAGAAAGGGTGGCCACACTGCCACCAGAACGCAGGATGGTCAGACTTGGATCTGAGATGCTCCAGGGTTACACAGAGAAGAACTGGATAGATTGGTGGCAACAGCGACACATACAGGATCACCTTGCCAAGATATTTGCTCCGGTTGGAGAAGCATCTAGGAAACACGACGTCAAAGTCAGTTTCCATCCAGGACAATTTTGTGTGCTGTCATCGGAATCCGAAGACATACGTGAGAGAAGCATATTGGAATTTGAATATCACGTTGACATGGCAAGATGGATGGGTTTTGGTCGATCATTCCAGGATGGTTGCAAGATAAACGTACACATCTCCGGCAGGAGAGGTCCACAAGGAATCATAGACATACTGCCCAGACTGTCAACAGAGGCAAGGAATCTGATCACGATAGAGAACGACGAAATGAGTTGGGGTCTCGACGCAAGTCTCGAACTTGAAAAACACGTGGCGTTGGTAATGGACATACACCATCATTTGATAAGAGCAGAAGAATACATACAGGCCGACGACGACAGAGTGAAGAGGGTCATAGACAGTTGGCGTGGTGTTAGACCCACTATGCACTATTCATATTTCCGAGATGAAGCATTGGCGATGGCAGGACTCAAGCCGGAAGAGATGCACAACCAAATGCACGACATGAAAGATTTACTGGCTCGTGGAGCAAAGAAACAGAAACTGAGAGCACATTCAGATCTGTTCCCTAATCATAAGACAAACGAATGGGCATTGAGTTTTGCCGAACATTTTGACATACAGTCAGAAGCAAAAGGCAAAAACATGGCCGCAGAACAACTTCATCAACAGTGGCTAAATACCCAAAATGAAGTTCAAAGAATTTGATCGTTGTCCAAGAACCAAAGCGACTGCGTGCCAATGCGAATCTATCAATAGAATAAACGAAAACGAATCAGAAGCAAGAGCAGTCTGCCAACTCACACACAGCGAAAAAGTAAAAGGCAGTGTGGTTATGATGCAGAAGTCAGGCACACCCACATTGATGATGTACAATATTTTAGGACTGCAACCGGGAGAACACGGTTTCCACATACATGAATTTGGTGACCTAAGCAAAGGTTGTGAATCGGCAGGAGGACATTACAATCCAGACGACGTTGATCACGGAGATCTAGAAAAAGGACACGTTGGGGATCTAGGGAACATCACAGCGGATGAAAACGGAATAGCCAAAGGCAAGATTGTTGCCAAGAGAGTGGATCTATTGGGAGAAAGATCCATTGTTGGTAGATCTATAGTTGTCCATTCTAACAAAGACGACCTAGGCTCAGGTGGTGATGCTGAATCATTAAAAACTGGTAACGCAGGTGATAGATTGGCCTGTGGAGTCATTGTTCTTTCTGAATAAATCTGTTACAATATCATTATGACTAAGATGCCCGCAGACTGTGGATATAATAAATCTTTTAGATATAAAATTCGCCTAGGCGACTACGGTGTTGATGGCGAATGTATTGAGTGGTGTCAAAAAAACTGCCAACAAAAATGGGGATGGACATTTGAACAAAAAGAGGACTACAGCGAGTTCCTACACAACTACGAGGAACAGGAGGCAATCATGAGTTTCCAAAATAAAAAAGAGGCTTTTAGATTTTGGTTTGAGAATGCTAGACATTTTTCAGATAAAAAATATTCGTTTGTTTAAAAGATAATTATTAGTATGAAATGGTTTGATATCACAGATGCCGCAAAGGCACAAATGGAAAAACTTCTTGCCAAGAACACAGACAAATATGCTGTCAGCCTAACTGTGTTGGGTGGCGGTTGTGCTGGATTCAAATACGAATGGGGTTTCGTGGACAAGAAGGAAAATGTGGGCAAAGATGACATACTTGAAGATTGGGGTAAAGGTCGATTTGTTGTCGATGAAACTTCTATGCTGTATGTGGCAGGCACAAAAATAGACTGGATAGAAGAGACATTTGGATCACAATTCGAAATTATAAATCCAAATGCCACATCTGGTTGCGGTTGCGGAGAATCATTCGGGGTATAATGGATACCGCATTCGTTATAGGCAACGGAGAGTCAAGAAAAATTTACCCAATAGACACACTCAAAGGCAAAGGAACTATCTATGGATGCAACGCCATTTATAGAGATCACCCAGACCTGTGTGACAAAATAATAGCAGTCAATCCTGAGATGTATGAAGAACTAGCGGAAGCAAAACAATCAATAGAATTCAATGCGGAAATTTTTGGAATAGAAAACATAAGCAAATGGGATTACCTTTTGGCAGAACAGGAAAACAACGACATACCCGATGGACTTAAACTGTACAGGATGTGGGCCGGAGGTGACATAAAAAAAGGCAAATGGTCCAGCAGAGATCTTTCACAGGCAAGAGGTTCAGGGTGTTCGGCAGTGCTGTTGGCCGCTGAATCGGGTGCGAGCGAGATTGCCATATTGGGGTTTGATATCCTAGGGGCTAGACAGTGGGAATCGAAGGATGGCGAACAAAGTAGGATACAGAACAACATTTACAAAAACACAAGGAATTATCCATCCAGGCTCAGCATGAAAGCCTATCTTAAATACGAATGGCTTTTTCAACTGACGCAGATATGTCGCAAGTTCAAAAGCACAAATTTTTATTTTTTTAATAGGGTAGAAAACATACATCTTAATCCATTTTTGAGACCTTACTTCACGTATGCTGGAGGAAACATAAGGGCCGGAAGTTATGCCGATCTAAAAAGATTAGTTGACGGACAAAAAACCGATATCAAATGGATTATATAGACTTGGTAGAACTGGCATCCATTTTGTAGATTTTCCTCATCTTTACACCAACCAATTGAGCAAATTTTTTTGAATCACAATATGAACATACGTGCTTGTATTCATTGGTTGCTCTCTGTGGATCTACTTTTGACCTAGGCCGAAGGAATATAGTACCACAATGATCACATTTGAAAACGTATATGGTATTCTTCCTTTTGAAGGTGTGATATTGGCCCAGTTTACTCTGTCTCTCATACAAACGGATTGTTTTGAGTTTTTCTAAGAACATAAAAGCACATTAATATTTAATAAATACTAACGATTTTAATATGGCCAGATTAACGATAAATTTAGGAACAGCAGGAAATTCAGCAACGGGAGATTCCGTACGAGGCGCATTCAACAAATGTAACTTAAATTTCACAGAACTCTATACCAGTGTTGCTGAAGCAGGACTAGGTGGATTACTGACTACTCCTTTTACAAACGGTGACGTAAAAATTCAGCCAAACGGAACAGGATCGATTGAAATTGATCAATTGAAAATTGACAGTTCGGCTATTACATCAATTGGTACCAACTCGGATATAACAATCACACCAAACGGAACTGGAAACATTGTGCTTGATTCGGTCACTGTAAGTGATAACAAAATAACAACCAACAGATCAAATGACAACTTGATTTTAGCCGCCAATGGCACAGGCGGTATAATCGTTGCTGAGTCGGGCAGTAAGGTTGGTTTCTTTGGTACAACACCAGTGGCACAACAGTCAGCAATAAGTTATACCAGCGATGGATCAACCAAAAATGATGTTGCCATTGATGCTATTCTTACAGTCTTAAGGAACTACGGATTGATAGGATCATAAATTTGAAAAATGGCAAGACAGAACATCAATATCGGAATAACTGCAAATGACGGCACCGGGGATACTTTCAGGATCGCTGGACAAAAGATAAACGACAATTTTCTAGAATTGTATGATGCTACTGCCGTTGATTCATTTATAGATATCAAAGGAAACAATATCACTGCAACATCTACAAACGGCAACATAAATCTTGTAGGAAGCGGAACAGGAAAAATTACATTCAGCAGTTTAAAAGTTGACAACAACATCCAGATCACGGACAACAAGATCACTGCCACACAGACAAATAGTGACTTGTCGCTGGAAGCATCAGGCACAGGAGAACTTGTTGTTGACCAGGTCAAGTTCAAAGACAACACTATCATAAACACCACTTCTTCAAACAACGTGGTCCTGGATGCCAACGGAACAGGAATAGTAAAAATTAACGGGTTCAACATTCCCAATACCGATGCTCCTAACAACTATCTTTTGAAGACAGATGGTTCAAAAGATTTAACTTGGACTTTGCCAGCGATAGTTATAGCAAACAGTGATATATCAGACAACACTATCACATTGAATGCAAGTGCTGTTGCCACCATAGACAGTTTTGACATAACAGCATACAGATCAGGAAAATATTTTATCAGTGTTTCTGACAGTGCTAATAGTAGATATGAATTTGTTACAGCGAATGTTATTCACGATGGCTCTAATGCCTACGTGAGTTCGGCAGGAAGTGTGCAGAGTTTTGGATTGCCTCTTTTGACTTTTTCAGCAGATGTGAGTGGGGGACAAGCCAATCTCAAAGCCGTGGCAATCAGTGATGATGCCCACGTGATAAAATTTATAAGGATACTACAGGAGATTTAATGCCGAGGTTAATCATAGACATAGGTTCAAACGCTAACGATGGCACAGGCGATACTCTACGAGCCGCAATGGAAAAAGTTAATACAAACTTTGCGGAGTTATATAACGAGACCGCTGTTGATTCGGGCATAACAATTTCCGGCAACAACATATCTGCCAACAGGTCCAACGATGATTTGAATTTGATAGCCTCTGGCACAGGATCTGTGACAGCCAACAAACTGCTGATAGACAACAATATTCAGATCACGGACAACAAGATAACGACAACAGTCACAAATAGTGATTTACAACTGGATGCTTCAGGCACAGGGTCTGTTGTAATGGGAGATATTTCGATCAAAGACAATACCATTTCAACAAACATATCAAACGCCAATTTGGAAATTGCTGGTAATGGATCTGGAACTGTGCTGTTGAATGGATTCGCTTTTCCTACAGCAGATGGCACATCAGGACAGTTCCTTAAAACAAACGGAAATGGCACTTTGAGTTTCGCCAGTGCTGGCGCTTCTCTCAGTTACAGCAATATATCTGACGGCACTGCCACTGTTGCTTCGTCATCAACGACAAACATAGACACGTTCGACAAGACCCTGTACAGGAGTGCAAAATATATAGTGTCGGTTTTAGACTCCACCAACAGCAGGCACGAGATATTTGAAGCGAACATAACCCACAACGGAACAAATGCCTACATTTCCACGTTTGGATCTGTATCAAGTTATGCATCTGGATTAGGAACATATACAGCGGACATAAGTGGCGATGATGTGAGATTCAGAGTTACTCCTATTTCCAGTGATTCAACAGTGTTCAAATTCACAAAATTCTTAATAGACGTCTAATTTTTTACATTAGGTTTATAAAATAATAGGTAAATATGATATATGGCAAAACAGACAATTAACATCGGAACTACAGCAAATGACGGTACAGGTGATCCACTAAGAACCGCTTTTGACAAAATTAACGACAACTTTACAGAATTATATGGCTCTACAGCAGAAGCCAATGATTTGATCGAGGACTCAACACCTCAGTTGGGAGGCAATCTCGATCTTAACGGACAAAAAATTGTTACGGCAAGATCAAACGAAGACATTATTTTAGATCCTGCTGGAACAGGTACAATAGAATTACAGGCCAATACAGCAGTGACCGGAACACTTTCTGTTTCGAGCACCACAACACTTACAGGTGCCGCAACACTTTCAACATCTTTGGCACTGGCATCGGGTGCCACTGTAACAGCAATATTAGACGAAGACAATATGTCTTCAGATTCTGCCACAGCATTGGCAACACAACAATCTATCAAGGCATACATCGACGCCCAAAACGTTTCACAGGCTTTGACTTTTGTTGGAGATGACTCAACAGGTACAGCAGTAAGGTCCGGTGAGACTTTCCAAATAGCAGGCGGAACTGGGTTGGATTCAGTAGTATCTGGAGACACCCTGACAATGTCTATAGATTCCACTGTGACAACACTGACAGGTTCACAGGTTTTAACAAATAAAACACTAACATCACCAACTATCAATGGTGCCACAATGACTGGCACAGTATCTGTTGATAACATCAACATAAATGATTCTACTATATCAACTGCATCCAATGCCGACCTTAACCTACAACCAGGCGGAACAGGAAACATAGTGGCAGGTGCGGTCACAATCAATGGAACGACATTGAGCTCAGTGGATTCAACCAAGATCACTCTAGCAGAAAACGTTGACATCACAGGAACACTAGTAACTTCTGATATCACTACAACCGGACAGGTCATCATAACTGGAACTTTACAGACAGACAGTGTGTTGTTAAAAGACAACAAGGTATCATCTGCGAACACGAATGACAATTTAGAAATTGAAGCGGCAGGAACAGGTGTTGTAGATGTACAAAGTGCGATGACAACTGTTGGTCAGACAATTACCGGCACAGTAGATTTGACTGGTCAATTGAATGCCGACAACATAAGGATAGACGCTAACACTATATCAGCAACTAACTCCAATGGTGGTATCAACATAACACCAGATGGCACCGGCACAATCACATTGAACGGTAATGTAGTTGCTGTCACAAACGAGTTGGCCGCTGTTGATGTTGCTGTTTCCAGTGAGATACAATTGGGTGCTAGTGCGGAGATCAATAATATCGCAACTAACTCAGATCTTGTGCTAGGAACACAAGGAACAGGAACTATCAGAATTAACAACCCACAAACACAGACCACAGTAGGAGCGGCAGGAGCCGCAAATGCCCTACCGGCAACCCCAACAGGTTATCTAAAATTGAATTTGGGTGGTACTGAATACGTGATTCCGTATTACGCGGCTAGTTAATAATCAATAAAATCGCAATAAATACCATTGGGAGTAAGACGAACAATGGCAAACGTAAATTGGTCTACGACATCTGGATCTTTGGGTGTGATCAACGAACGCGACTTCTATTCCAAACAACTGGAAGCGAACTCGCAAGACAGTACCGGTTTGACTTATTCTCACATCGCAGGAACCCTACCTCCCGGTATACAACTTACTTCCACAGGTTTACTGCAGGGCACTCCATTTGAAGTCTCGACACGTTCTCTGTACGAGTTTGTGATTCGTGCTTCAGATGGAACTGTCATAGCCGACAGAAATTTCAGTCTGCAGATTCAGGGTGCAGATGTTCCTAGTTTCAGTACCGACAGCGGACAATTAGATTTCGCAGATACTAGTCTAAAAACATCAGACAGGACAGACATCACTTCTGATGCAACGGATCTGACAGCAGATACTTCTCGTGATATTGTCATCCTTGACGGAAGTTATGTAGAATACCAGATTGTTGCCACTGACACCGACACAGCGGCAGGACAGACCCTGGTATATGACATTGTGAAAGGTAAACTACCTCCAGGTGTCACAATGAGTTCCACAGGTTTGATCTCTGGGGTCATACAATTGACCGAAGACGAGCGTTATGGCGTGTACGGCGGATATAGTAATGTCTACGCCTATGACACAGTTGGATACGACCCAACTGCCAGAACTAAATCAAGGTCAGAAAATTTTGAGTTCGTAGTAAGGGTTTCCGACGGAACCAGCAGTGTTACGCAGGTCAACAATATTTTTGTTTACACGGCAGACTATTTTAGAGTAGATAATTCAATCATTACGGTGGACCAAACTATACACGATGGGTACTCTCTCGTAATGAGCATGAGCGGAAACAGGAGACCTGTCTTCCTTACAGATTCTGCTCTGGGAACTTTCAAACACGATAATAATGTTGTTATCAAAATAGATGTAGAAGACTTCGACAAACTGCAGGGAGACCTAAACTATTCTATAGTATCGGGCAGTCTTCCATCAGGCCTGAGTATTGACGGAAACACAGGCGAGATAGCAGGGACACTGAGCAGACAAGATGCTGTGGAAACAACTTTCACTTTTACAATCAGAGCATCAAGAACTCCGTATCCAAATGTCACAGTCTATGGAGAAAGAACTTTTACCATGACCGTGGTAGGAGAAATAGAAGTAGGTATTGAATTCACAACATCCGCAAACCTAGGCACAGTCACAGCAGGCATACCTAGTCTGTTGTCTGTTCAGGCAGAAGCGGCCGAAACCAATCGAGTACTGGAATACACTGTGACAGCAGGTTCATTGCCCACTGGACTGACGTTGAGCAGGGCAGGAAATATAATAGGAACCGTTGACCTATCAGAGTTCACAACCGTGGACCAAAATGCCATCACATTTGATACAAACACTTTGAGTTTTGACAGAGAATACACATTCACAATCAGGGCCAACGATCAATATCAAAGCACTGCCACCACTAGAGAATTTACATTGAAAGTCAGTCTTCCTTACGGAGTGGAATATGGAAGTATGTACGCACAAGGATTAATCAATAACAAAGCAAACAGCCTAAGCGACAGAGACACTTTTTATCAACTCGCTCAGGATCCAAATATCAACAAAGAAGAATTTATTTTCAGGCCAGAGGATCCCAATTTCGGAATGCAGACAAGTGCTGAAATGTTGTTGATCGCTGGGCTAGAACACCAGACAATCACAACTCTACAACAACAAATGGAGCAAAACCATACTCCCAAAACCCTTTACTTTGGTGACATAAAGACCGCTGTGGCGAAAGAAGGATCGGCAACCAAATATGAGGTAGTTTATATAGAAATGAAGGATCCACTAGTCAATAATGCCGGCGAGGCTATATCAACATCTGTGGATCTAAGAAATGCAGTAACAAAACCGATCATAGGTCCGCTGGCAGATGCTTCCAGGATCACGGCAGATTATGACGTGTACAACGTGACCACAAACAGTGGATTGAGTTTTAGTATTTCAGGATCAAAAATACGATACAGTAATCCTTTGTCAGCAGACATCGGCACATTTGAAAAATTATACCCAAATGCTGTGGCAAATATGAGATCCAGAATGAAAAGCCTAGGACAAAAAGAATACAATCACTTACCATTATGGATGAGAACAAGCCAAGACGATTCTGGAGTACCTCTTGGGTACAAAATGGCGGTGGTGTTGGCATACTGCAAACCTGGCAAGTCGGAAATAGTCAAAAGACGAGTGCTAGATAAATCCATAGATTTCAAAAAAATAGATTACAAAATAGACAGATATGTGGTTAGCGGACACAAAGTCGACACAGGCACGATATCACCAGATGGATCAACAACAACATTCGAAATGAACGAGATAGTGCATGAAGAAGAAATAAAGGTAAGAGAAAATGCCACGGTTTTGATATACGGGGACCAAATCACAGCAGACAACAATTTGACGCCTTTGTATCTAAGCACAGATAGTTCTCTAAGAAGTGCGGACTACGAGCCACAATTTAGATTACAGCACGACGGATCTAGCAAAAAAACAAGCATTGTGTTCACTAACGCACCATCATCCGAATCTAAGATAAGGGTGGAGCGTAAAGGTGATAAATACCTAGCATTTAAAAGAAAATTAGAGGAATAAAATGGCAAGTAATATAATACCAGGAAACGTAGACGGGACATATCCAGTAGCCGGACAGGACAACAGTTCACAGGGTTTCAGAGATAATTTTACAGCGATCAAAAACAATTTTACCGAAGCAAAAACAGAGATTGAAGATTTACAATCAAACAAAGCATCAACAAATGCCGCATCTAATTTTACTGATAATGTAGTATCAAGAGCAACATTCAAAGACACTGCTGAAACTGTTTATACTCATGGTAATATCACAGGTTCGACAACTTTGAATCACGAAAATGGTCATTATCAAACAGCAACCACGACAGGCGCAATTACACTGGCATTCACAAATCTTCCTGCAACATCAACTCTTGGCAGAATAATTTTAGATATCATTGTGGCTTCAACTGCCCACACAATTACTATTCCTAGTGCGGTTTTAGTATCAGGAAACGTTTCAGGTGGTGACGGAAGTTCCGACCAAATCACGGTGCCAACATCGGGTAGATATCTTTACGAGTTTATGAGTCCAGACGGTGGTACAACTATTTTGATGCACCAACTTGGCAACAACTACATCTAACATAGGAGGTACTGATGTACTTTCATCCATTACAAGAAGAACTTGCTAATTTGTCTGACGAGGACATTTCAAAAAGAATTCAAGAATTAACAAAAAAGAAAACAAGTGCTATTAGGTTTGGAAGAAATCCATCGCTTGTGGCACAACTTACCGGTGCCTTAGAAAGTTACAGATCCGAACTTAGATCTAGACGAGTTAAAAATTGGCAGGACAATGTCAAAAAGGCACGTGGTGAGCCAGACCTTGGCGAACTAGTCAATATAGAATAATCTAAAAAGAAAATTTATTAATCAATTCTTCTTGTGAACACAGTGCAGGCAGTTTTGTAACCTGTGTGGTTTGTGGCACAGTGCAACTGAGTGGAATCAAAAATAACTGCTTGTCCCGGTTTCCATTTGTAAATTTTTTCAATGGTCAAGCCGTTTGAGTTTTCAGCAGGTATGTGTCCCAAATGTTTTTTGTGGACTTCGTTTATGTTAGCAGTTTCTTTATAGTTGGTTAAAACTGAATAGTCTGCTGTTACATTTCTTTTTTTTGAATTTTTTGGGTCTTTGTTTTTGTTACTTCCGCCCCACGGATTTTTTTTAGCAAACACCATTGGTCCTTCACCAAGATAGTGATTGTCAAAAAATATTGTTCCAGCACCTTCGCCCTCAACATTGATCGGGAAAAGCACTGCTTTGTGATCTTTTTTGTTGATGTTTCCGTCGCTGTGTATCTGCATACCTTGTTCGGTAGTGTGTAAAACCATGTCGCATACTTCGTGATTTTCAGGAATTATTTTTTTAACTTTTTCAACAACAAAGGCCGCAACAGGATTAGATAGTTGGTCTATACTATCATTTTTTAAAGTTTTGTTTCTGTATTTTCTTCCTTGCTGTACCGAAGAATCCTCAACAAGATTGAACTCTCTAATTTGAGTTAATTCTTGCTCTGTTAAAGCGTTTTCAATAATTTGAACCATTGTGTTGACTCCTAAAAATAGTTATAATACATTTATTTATCTTACAAAAACTAATTGATGCAAAATATTACCAAATCTCAAACTCTAAAAGAATAAAAGTTATGTACGTACATTATAACTAAAACAAATGATGCATAAAAATTTCAATTGGACCACAGAATTCAAAGGCATTATAGTAGTAGACGGCGAATTGTTCCATAACACATACAAAGTCAAAACAAAAATAAGACCTGTCACGGCAAATTTGCCCGAGCAAAATGTATATTTTGAACGACTTAAATTGCTATATCAGATTATTTTCAATAACTGTGTCATTACAGCAAGAAACGAACCCTTGTTTGACGTGCTTCAAAAACACACAAACAATAGATTCATTGAACTACCCAAACCGCCATATGATCAAATAATGGCCGCTGTGTGCTTTACCAAATCAAATGCCATTCTAGAAGGTAAAATTTTAATTGATAGTGTTGAACTAGAAAGTTTCCAGGGAGATGGTATCAGTTACACGGTAGAAAAAGACTTTACCGAGTTACATCTGCTTGACGTTGACAATTGGTTTTCTTCCAAGTATAATAACTTTGACCCATGGTGGTTAAGAAGTGATACGGCAACTTATGACAAAGAATTATCTAAAGGCATTTACACAGGACATTTTCCCTGGCACCCTATCGCACAATCAAATACTGGCAACAAAAAAGAAGAAAACGCAAAAGTTTTCCAATTTAATCCAAAGGTAGTGGATGGCGGAAAAGATAAAAACAAATGATTACGGCGACTGTGTATTCTCTGAGGACTACATCATCGAACAGATATACGCCAATCCTGATATAGATATATCAGGCATACACCTTGAAGATGTTACACAATACAGCAAAGCACTCAAAGAACTAGAACTAGACCTGCCCGAGATATCAGCCGTGCCCAAGAATCATATCTCGTTGGAGGATTTTGACAAAGCCAACTGCGAACATTGGTTTATGCCGGCACACTATGAAACAATAGATGTTGAAGAATGGTTGTTGGACAAATGCAGAGATGACTCCGAAACACAAAGAGTCAAAGATGAAATGAAGTTGTTCCGACAAAAAAACTTCATCAAGGTATTACAGTTTCTGATTTATTTTGTTGATACGCTGAGAGAAAAAAATATAGTATGGGGTGTTGGTAGAGGCAGTAGTGTTTCAAGTTTCTGTCTTTTCCTGATAGGAGTACACAAGATAAATCCTTTGCTTTATGACCTGGATTATAAAGAATTCTTGAGATGAAAACATACGATTGTGTCACGTACTCTGGCCTAGAAAAAGATCTACTGGAAATAAGATTTGAAGTTTTAGACAAGTATGTCGACTATTTTGTCATAGTAGAATCGGATCATGATTTTGCTGGCAACTACAAAGGTTTCCTATTCGAACCTTATAAAAAATTTCAGCACAAGATAAGATATTTCAAAATACTAGACAGTGAGGATTACCAGATACCAGAATGGGCAGTGAATCACAGTGATGGCCGTAAACGTGAATACAATCTAAGAGAACAGGTTAAAAAAGGTTTGGAAGACGCAGGACAAGAGGATCTCATTTTGTTGTGCGATGTGGACGAAATTCCAATCATAGATAATCTAGATTACAAAAATGATCTCTTTATTTTCAAACAACTTTGTTTTCAAGGCAAATTAAATTTAATCAATCCTGCCTACACCCCATGGGACAAGCATTCAAAAGCCATTAAATTTGGAAAACTAGGCAACTGCCAGGAATTGCGTATGCACACAAACCATCATATGGGTTATGGCAACTATCGGTCGTTGCCAACACAATTGGTCGATCCAGGAGGATGGCATTTCTCTTATGTGTTGCCAGAATCGGATATCTATAAAAAAATTTGGTCTTTCATAAATTACAGGCCAGAAACAAAATTATCCATAGAAGAAATAAAAGACAAATTAATCAAGAGAAAAGATCTGTTTGACGGCAGATACAATTACGACAATCCTGGGACAGATTTGGTAAAATGTGATTTAGAGCAATTACCAAAATATGTTCAAAACAACACCAACAAATTCAAACACTTGTTGGCATGATGATTGTTGTGATAAGTAGTTTTAGGAGATAAAGATGGCAAGACAACCAACTAGAAAAAAAATGTATAGAACCATGCAAGGTCGTATGGTAGATATAGATAAATTAAGAGCGGCGAATCTGGACACACCAGCCGTAGGAAATATGGGAGTGAACGCTCGTGGCGATGTGCTAGGTCCCAAAGGAGTGATAGCAAAACCTAAAGAACAGGTTATGAAGGAATACTATCAAACCCCAAAAGGCAGGGCTCAAGATACGCCTGTGCCAAAGTCTCCAAGACCAGCAATGCAGATTCCTCAACCAAGAGTAGAACAGGTTCAAACAATGAACCCCACAGTGCAGGAAACTAAACCGGCACCAAAAAGAACTGTGAAAACAGCACCAAAACAAGAACAATCCAAGTCTGGAATAGACGCGGCTCTTGACGGATTAGAATAAATCTTATATAATAATCCTATAATGGGACAGATAGAAGACTTACAAGCAAAAGGATTTGGTTCTCACGGTGGAAAACAATACACAGTAGACCATGATATTAAACCACTCAAGAAAAGAGTTCTAGTTTCAGATATGCACTTCGGCGAAACAAAAACTGCCGGTGGCATAATCTTGACCGATGACGACGGAACGGAATCGGGTATACACCCAAGATGGGCCAAAGTTTATGCAGTTGGCGATCAGCAAGAAGACGTGAAAGTTGGACAATGGATACTTGTTGCACACGGAAGATGGTCAAGAGCATTCAAGGTCAAAAAGTCAGGCACGGAACTGGAAGTTAGAATGATAGACGAGAATGATATCTTGTTGCTATCAGACGAGGAACCAGATCAGAACAGATTGAAAGCCGGATACGTGAACACTGGTGGTATGAAACAGATGACGTCTCTTCCCGGAAACGACTAGACAGCACAATAAAGCAAACACTTTGGCATAGGTTTACTCACGAAACTTTGTAAAAGATCTTTTCTATAGAAATCAGATTCAAAAATATCCTGCACACTGTTTTTGTATAGGCTTACACTGTCTAGGTCTTTGATGTATTTCTTAAGGAACTTTGTGTTGTATGTTTCATTCCAAAGGTCATTGCTGAGCATACAGCAAGGAATCACATATCCGTTATGGTCTACAAAAATTTTCTTTTGTTGTGCCATTGGACAGTGATTGATTTTTTTATTTTGTCTAACAATGTGCGTCAACTTTTCATTAAGTTGTCGATGATCACTTGATAACTCCTTATCAAATTTACTGCTTGGTTCTAAATCGAATTGGTACTGGTTTTTATTATAGACAGGCCACTTCCATCCATTGTGCCAACTCCTGTCACTGTGCTGTATTGTAAAATTTTTAAATCCCATCTTTTTACTAAGATTTTCTGCTTCATCTATTTGGTGTTCATTGTGTTTGAACACAATAAATTTCCAGGTAGAGTTACCTCCAGCACTATTAAAAGTGTTGGCATTGTCTAATATCTTTTCAAAGTCGCATTCTTGTCTATATAGATGGTTGGTATCCAACAGGCCATCTATGCTAAAAACTAGTTCGAGGTTTTTGAAAGTTGCCAGATCTTTGAAAAATTCCTTGTTCCTTATGGATCCATTTGTTACCATACGAAGTTTGCCCACATCTCTGTATAGATAAACCAATCCCATGGGATTTTTATGACTCAAAACGTCGCCACAATTTCCCTCCAGATCTATTTGCTTTAAGTTAGGAAAAAATTCCGGTCGCAAATTTTTATTTAAAATGCTAATATCAAGATGTTTCAATGGAACTATCAAATTATTTTTTTCGTCAAATCTGTCACACTGTGGACAACGTGCATTACAATAACTGGTTGGTTCAATGGTAATTTGTTCTAATGTTTTTGTTGAATACATATTGATCTTAATCTATAAAACTGTTAAAATATTTAACTATGAAAGAACTCTGGGTAGAAAAATATAGACCAAAAACACTGAAAGAGTATGTTGTCAGAGACGAGAATCAGAGGCAACAGATTCAAGGATGGGTGAAAGATGGCGCGATACCACATCTTTTGTTCTCGGGTGCTCCGGGCACAGGAAAGACCACGTTGGCCAAAGTGCTGTTCGAGGAATTGAAAGTTGACCCTTATGACATTTTGGAGATAAACGCATCGAGAGAAAACTCCGTGGATACAGTCAGAGACAAGATCATAAACTTTGTACAGATAATGCCATTTGGTGCTTTCAAATATGTGCTGTTGGATGAAGCAGATTACATCACTCCCAACGGACAGGCCGCACTGCGTGGTGTGATGGAGATGTATCACACGTCAGCGAGGTTTGTTTTGACCTGTAACTATCCCAACAGAGTCATACCAGCACTGCATTCAAGATGCCAAGGTTTCCATATCGAGACGCTGGACAAAAATGAATTCACGGCAAGAGTGGCAGAGATTCTGATCGCGGAAAAAGTTGAACCAAACATTGATTTGATAGACACTTATGTGAAAGCGACCTATCCGGATATGAGAAAATGCATCAACCTTGTACAGATGAATTCCAGAGATGGCAAACTGTATGCTCCGGACAAGTCAGACAAAGGACAAGCAGACTACAGATTAGAAATGGTGGAACTGTTCAAACAAGGAAAAATTACTGAAGCAAGAAAACTTGTATGTTCTCAGGCGAGGCCCGAGGAAGTAGAAGAAATATTTCGTTGGCTTTATGATAATCTAGAATTGATATCCAAAGACGATGACGGGCAAGACAAAGCCATATTGGCAATCAAACAAGGTCTTGTGGATCATTCATTTGTAGCAGACCCTGAAATTAATTTATCGGCAACAATGATAAAACTTGCTAGGATACACAATGGGCAGTAAGAAAGAAAGACGAAGATATTTTATTGTAAACTACAATATCAAACCCAATGGCAAGTTTGATGAATTTGTCGAACTTTCGAAGAAGAAAATAGGGACTGGCAAATTTGCCAAGGCAACTGTAATACTAGATTGTGTGAACCAAGAAGTATTGAAATGTACTTTGCCCGGAACAGAAGGCCTAAATATACCATACGAAAACCTTTACAAACATTATGAAAAATGGTATGCAGATGTCTTACAGCAATTCATTAACAGTTAATAACATTTTTACTGTGTTTGCTCCAGGCTGTGGTGGCAATCATATCGCGAATCTTGTTTCCACTGATAGTAGATTGATATCAAGATTTGTTATAGATGACTACAAAGACACCTCAAACAAAGCACATTATTTTGACAACAAAATTCTAGAAAAAGACCAAATAGATCTTAAAAAGATTGTAAATGAAAAAAGATCATACGGAAGCCATTTTTTTGAATTTGGAGGATTTGGCTTCGCAAAATTAATAAAAAAAAGTTTTATTGTGATCAAAATGCCTAGAGAAAACAGCATAGGACATACAAGAATGAAGAAATTATATCCTGCGTTTGAAGACAGTTATTTTTGGTACGAGTCAAAGAGTCTTTACACCGCTGAAAATTTTGTAAAAATATTTGATATAACAGAACCTTGTGTAGAAATTAATGGTGAGGATTTATTTGATGGGGAAAATTTTATAGATGATCTTGTCACACAAACCAAAAGGATAGGTTTAGACATTGACAAAGAGTTGTGTACCAAAGCACACGAACTATGGTTGGCTAAAATCTAGTCCCCGTATATGCTCAAAACTTCATTTACCGCAGGATGTCTCTGTATATCTCTCTTGGTCAACTCTATAAACTTCACATACTCTGCGTTGAAATATTTTTCATAGTGCCTTCGGAAATCGGTTAGTCCGTTGTCTAGCATCCTATCTGATTGCCTTGTATCTCCAGTGATAACCATTTGAGACCCTTTACCTAATCTAGTCATCAACATCTTCATTTGTGAAGGTGTAGCGTTCTGCATCTCGTCTCCTATGATAAAAGAATGTTTGAAGGTCCTGCCTCGCATGAATGCCAATGGAGCGATTTCCAGTGTGTTGTTGTGCATCATTTCGTCTATAGCCGGAGGCATATAATGGCTTTCAAAAACATCAATTATTGGTTTCATCCATGGTTCCATTTTATTTTTTATATCACCCGGAAGGAAACCAATTTCTTCATCCACACTGGACGCAGGACGAGTGATAACGATTTTGTCTATCTCTCCGTTTTGCAAACGCTGGATAGCCCTCTCCGTGGCCAGCATTGTTTTACCTGTCCCCGCCGGTCCGGTTGCTACCAGAATTCTGTATTGATAATTGTTTAAAACATCTAAGTACTCTTGTTGACCCACTGTCTTGGCCGTAGGTCTGGCCGTGTGTTTTTTTTCCTGTAGATAGTTCATAAAGTTTATAATGTTTGATTTTTGTTTTTTGCGTCTTTGTTTACGAGACATATTGTAAAACTATTTAATGGTTTACCAAAGGTAATATATGTACATATATCGCAACCCAGATATTACTGCTAAATATACGACAATGTATGATGTACTCGACATAATAAAAAATACGCAAAGCCTGTACGGAATTTCACCCGCCCTTGATCAATTGAAAGATTTCGAAAGGGTTATAGATGAACTTGACGTATATGTTTTCAAGAATTGGAACGAAGGAGAACTTCTCGAAGGCCCTATCGATTCAAGACATTTTACCACTTGCTCATTTATGTGGCCAAAGGATCAAATGCCTGACCCATCGGGTGGGAAGAGATTGCTGGACAGAGGATGTAAGGTCACATACAGACGGGACGAATTACTTAAACCAAGACAGATCAAAGGACCGGAAGACTACAGGCCTGGCACAGTAAAAGGAAAAATAGATGCCCATGACATATGGGTGGTAGAAATAAGAATGCCAAAAACTTTAATGGCCAGTTTCAAAACCGGAGTTGAAAATAAAAACCAAAAAGATTTCAATTCAGACGAATCAGTATTAGACACAAATGAAACAGATTAATGAAGGCCTAAGAGCAGGCGACCTCGACGGAATAGTTGAAAAAAGATTTTCGGTTGATCAATTCAAATCGAAAATGGGCGAAGACAAAGATGTTTGCGTCTTGTCTTTTGTATGCAACAACCCCGAAGGTGCCAAGGATCTTGAAAGGTTTGCTGAAAAAGGTTATCCTAAAGTTCTGGATGCAGATGCGACACCTGGTACCATGGAAGATGGAAAATATAGGGTATTCGTAGAATTTCCTAGAGAAGAAAAATTAGATGCCTACCTAGATGAATTTATACAAGATTTGAAAAAACTTACAAATATCGAAACTTTCGAATTCACTTATCACAAAAGGGGAAAACCTTTCGAAGCCAGTAGAGAAAATTTTGCGAATGTTTTACCAAGGACTCCTATCGCCTACAATCAAAAAATAAACCAATTGAGATTAGGTGAGGTACACAGTTTCTTTGATAAATTCCAACTGCTGGAATTCAAAATTGAAGGCAATGTATTTGAAGTTAAGAAACAAAATGCGGATTCTCTTAAATTTGAACTGCACAGTTTCGGTGCTACCAACCAAGTATTGCGAGAATCAAAAGCCTTTAAACTAGATCAAGAATCAATGTCAGAATGTATGTATCTTACAAAATATTTTGGCCCTTACCATATTACCAAAACTTATGAAAACAAATTCGTTTTCACAAAGGATGGAAACAGTGCGATTATAAGTAAGCACAAATGGTAAGGAGAGTAAACAAATGACAAGATTAAGTAAAAATTTTTCACTACAGGAATTCACAAAAAGCCAAACTGCTTTAAGAATGGGAATAGATAATACCCCAGGCGAAGAGCATCTGGCAAGTGCCACAGCATTGTTTAGAAATGTTGTACAAAAAGTAAGAGACAAATTTGGACCAACTGTGATCAATAGCGGATACAGAGGTCCCGAATTGAACAAAGCGATAGGTGGATCAGCAACATCACAACACTGCAAAGGAGAAGCCGCAGACATAGAATGTCCGGGCACTCCCAATTATGATGTGGCAAAGTATATCCAAGACGAACTAGACTTTGACCAACTGATACTGGAGTTCTATACCCCGGGCATACCTGATTCTGGTTGGGTACACATCAGTTATAAATCAGAAGGCAACAGAAAGCAAAGCCTTACTGCCATGAAAGAGAATGGCAAAACTGTTTACAAACCTGGCTTGATAGCCTAAATGTCATATCAACACATATTCGATTTCGAAAAAGAACTCGCCGAGTTCACAGGATCGACATACGCAATCACTACAGATTGTTGTACACACGCCTTGGAGATTTGCCTTAGATTGATTAATCCAAAAAAGGTATCCAGCAGTGCGTTCACATATGTAAGTGTGCCTATGTTGTATCTAAAATTAGGAATAGATTTCGAGTTGACTGGTGAGGAATGGATGGGTGAATACAATCTTAAAGATACACCAATATGGGATAGTGCAAGATTACTCAAACCCAAAATGTACAGACCAGGACAACTACAATGTGTCAGTTTTGGCAATGGCAAACCGGTAGACAACAAAAGAGGTGGAGCAATACTAACCGACAACAAGTCATGGTACGAGTCTCTTAAAAAAATGTCCTATGATGGAAGAGTGTTGCCTTTGAGCACTAGTGAGCAGGAACATTTCAGTCTAGGTTTTCATTACAATATGCCAATAGAACACGCAATCAATTGCAGTAAGTTGCTGAAACAGTATCAAGAAAAAGGCAGTTACGAACCAACCAAAGTGAATTATTACGACTGCAGAAATATAAATCTTTTTAAAAAATAGCAGTGCCTGTGATCTGCAGATTATATCTAGCAGATGATCCTAAATTAGCGGCCATGTGTTGTGTGTCATCTGTCCAACCAAAATAATCTCCTGCAAGACCTGTGTAAACTTTGTCCTTTATCCATAATTGTTGTCCCGGCAAAGAGTCATGAAGGAAAACAATTATTCTAACCACTTTTTCATCACTGTCTATGTTGTAGTGCTTTTTGTAGGTAGCATATGTGTCTGAATGAAATGGCAAGTAGTCCCCCGGTAGATACTTTTGTAATTGTATTGCAGTGTTGTTGAGCCCAAATCCATTTACACATTTTTTTATGTTTTCGTGAACATCATAACAGATATGAACATCCAAATTCATTTTTTTATTTTGGGCAGTGTTAGATGCTGTGAATCCTCTGTAGGGATTGGGATGACTGCTGTACTTTGAATTTTCATAGTCATCTGTGTTCCACGTCACAGGAATCTTGCCTTGAATTATCATTTATTCTTCCTCATACCTTTTGGAGTGGTAGGTTCAAATTTGTCATTATCGTTTATGATACTATCTATCAAATTGAAATCCAGACCTTGGTCTTTAAGGAATTTAGCAATGAAATTTATATCTTTTGGCAGGCAGGTTCCTGCATATCCTCTTAGGTCTTTGTTCACATCTAGATAAAAATCTGTGGTGTTCTTAGTGGTCACATAAGATTTTTTGATTTCGGTGTAGTTGGCATCCATTTTTTTACATAGTTCATAAAACACATTGGCGAAAACTACTCTGAGGCCTGCAAAAGTGTTAGCATAATATTTTAAAATTTCGCTTTCTACAGGCATTACTTGGTTTGTGTTTTTTGGATAATGTCCGTGAGCGTCAACGACTTTGTTATACATCCATTTGTCGTTAGTGCCAACTATCAAAAGATTATGATTATGTATAAAGTCATCAACCGAAGAACGCTCTTTTAGGAATTCAGGACTGTTGCATATTTTTAGATTAGTATAATGTTCTATCATTCTTTGTGTAAAACCTGGATATACTGTTGACCTTATAACCACAATACCTACATAATTTTTGTCAGACAATTTTTTAAGATATCCTTCTATGTCAGCAGTAAAACAATCTTTTCCGTTTTTTGGATCAGTGGGTAAGCACAAGAACAGCATCTCTGTCTTGAGTAAATCATCGAAAGAATTTTTTGTATTAAGATCGTAACCCAAAACTTCATGACCCAAACACTTGAATCCTATGCTGTTTGCGTTTCCTACGACTCCTAAACCTATGATACCTATTTTCATCTACACACCTCTCTGAGTCCCTGCTCGATGCCTATCTTGCTTTGGTATTTGAAAACATCACGTAATTTTGTTAGGTCTGGTCTACGCCTTTTTACACTGCCTTTGGGGGCAGGCATTAATTTAATTTTAACTTTTTTTCCTAACATTTTCAAAATTAGTTTAGCCACTTCTATTATTTTTATTTCATTATCATTGCCCACATTGATAATTTGATTGACGCATTTTTTATTTTTTATTATCATCTCAGTGGCTTCAACCGCGTCGTCGATGTACATAAATGATCTTGTGTTGTCAAATCCATTTAGAATATACTGCCCTTTTTTACATCTTGAAATAAAATCCGGAATAAAATGATCTTTTTGTCCCGGGCCATATACATTATGATATCTGAGGATGCAGTATTTTATACCCGAGTTGGCCACTGTGAGTTCTGATAGAGCCTTGCTGGTAGCATAACTCCATCTAGGGTTCTGCACATCCTCTATTACAACAGGATAGTTTTCTTTACTTGGTAAAGGCATTTTGAAATAATCTGTGGTTCCTGCTATAGATTCGGGACTACCCGCATACACAAAAAGTCTGCACTTGTTTTTCCTGTAAAAATTTACAAGGTTGAGTGTGGAGTTAAAATTGTCATTGACAACATCTAACGGTTTCTCATAGAAAAATTTCGTACCATTGAAAGCGGCTAAATGAAAAACTACATCTACTTTGGGGAAAATTTTTTGTTTGGTTATATCGCAGGTTTTGTGTTTGAGGCGTTTGTGCTTGAACCCAATGCTTTGACGATCAATACTGTAAACAATATCATTGTTCTTCAAAAGTTTTTTGACAAGATTTTTTCCAATAAAGCCTGCCGAACCAGTAACCAAATATTTCATTGTGAACTTATTTAATGACTGTATTTTGAGCCAATAAATATCTTTATGTTTTCATCTATAAGAATGGTAATGATCATTATAATGCTCACAGGACTGGCCGGTGGTGCGACCTATATTTTCAAACTGAGAGCAGACAACGCCACACTCAAAGCCAACCAGATAGAACTTGAAAAAGGCATAGAGTCACAGGCCAAACTGTTGGAACAACAGAAACAGGATTTTAACGCCATACTAGAGAGCAACAAGAAATTAAACGCATTGGTTATGACATTCAAAAAAGATCTCGATGACCTAGATAAACGTTTCAACAAAGGCAAACGAGACATAGGCAAACTGGCCATAGACAGGACTGGGGCCGTGGAGAGGATAATCAACAAGGGTGCGGACAACGCCGCGAGGTGTGTGGAACTGGCCTCTGGTGCCGAGAGAACGGAAGCAGAACTTAAGGCCACAAAGAAATCAGAGATAAATCCAGAATGCCCGAGCCTAGCAAATCCAAATTATGTACATTATGAATAAAATTTTATTGATAGCACTGATATTATTATTGACTGGTTGTAGCATTGGAGAGAAGCGTGTAAAGATATTCTCCGTGGAGGAACCCAGGGCGAAACTGAACCTACCCAACCCAGAGGCCTTGGACCTGGAGAAGGTGCGTTGGATCATAATCACTTCAGAGAATGCTGACGAGGTGTTTGCCAAACTGGAGGCAGAGGGCATAGACCCCGTGCTGTTTGGATTGACGGACAAAGACTTTGAAATGATAGCCAAGAACTTCGCACAGATACGACAGAAGTTACAAGAAACTAATAATCTGTTAGAAGAATACAAGCGATACTACGAAGCAGAAAATGGCGACAAGAGTAATTGATAATGTCATTCCCTCAAGCGAAAGACAACTTATCTGCAACTGGCTAGACCAAAAAGATCAATACCTCGACATAAGGCCGGATGTCACATCAAAGAGTCCAAAATTTGATAACAAAGACTGGCCATGGTTCTCTATAGAAAATGCCTTGGATTATGTATTAGATGAACCCTATAAAGTAGAGAGCGTCATATTTTATAAGGCCAAAGGAGCCTTCCGATTACACGTGGACAGTGCCAACGGTGAAGACAACCTTTACAAGGTGATCATATTTCCTCTCAAAGTTTCCGGACCAGCATCCACTGTGATTTTTGACAACCACTGGTATGGTCCCAGCGGCAAGTTCAGTAAGAAAGAAATACCCCAGTTTGAATACACATTGCAGTTGGGCACAGAAAAGATATACATTCCCGACATGAGAGAATACAAAACTGATGATGTAAAAATTAGGTCATTGCTTGACGATCTTATAGAAAAAAGGAAAAAGATCGATGGAAGGCACTACGATTATAGCAAGATACAGAACATAAATGATCGGCCATTTGATAGAAACGCACACAAAAAATACATGAATCACATTCCATATGAAAATCTTCATGGTCTAACAGTTGAAAAAATAGTAGATTGGCAGGAAGGTTCAGCATTCACTTTTGACCGTACACAGATACACTGCGGCACCAACACCCATACAGAAAAGGTGTTTTGTACTGTGTTTACTTTTTTAGCATAATATTTGGTAAATACTCCTAGAAAACGAGGAGACTTATGGAACTTATTTTAACATTAGCAATGAAATTTTGGCAGTGGACTGTATTGATCGCTGTTGTCATTATCGGAGCAATAATCAACTTCACAGACAAAAGAAAGCAACCAAATTTAAAATTCAATTTTAAAGGCTTTCCAGAACTTAAACCAGTCGCAATCAAAACAAAAGGCAAGGGTTTCTGGAAAGGAATCATAATATGGTTACTGTCAACTAGAAATTGGGAACTTACAAAAGATTGGAAATACAACATAGACGGAAAAGAATATGTGATTCCAGCAGGATTCCAATTCGATGGTGCTAGTATTCCTAAATTTCTAAGGACGTTCTTTTCACCAGTGGGCGTGTTATTGATCGGCGGACTTGTTCACGACTACGCTTACAAATACAAAACATTATTGGAAGCCAACAAGAAAGACACAATGGGTGATCTCACACAAAAAAGAGCAGACGAGATCTTCAGAGACATCAACATCATCGTCAATGGTTTTTACTCAATGAACTATCTAGCATACTGGTCTCTAAGACTGGGTGGCTTTGTGGCCTGGAACGGACACAGAAAAAGAAACGCAAAGATAGAGAATTAAATGATAAAAAATTTTAAAGACATTGTAATATTACTAATAACATCTGGTGTATTAGTGTTACTTGGAGTTATCATCATTGGTGACTATTTGGTAGCATTAGAAGAAAACAGACCAGTAGATGAAAGCGTAATTACATTAATGAAAATGTCAGTCACAGGACTGATTGGAGTAATTGGTGGT